GGAGTTTTCCACAAGTCCGTAGTGCTAAGGGCTTGACAGAAAAATCCTATTTTTTTGGGGATATAAAAAATCCCCCTCCAGACTAACGCGCTGGCGAGGGACTAATAGGACCCTCTTACGAGGGCATGCCTGATGTGTGATCATTACTAGTATTGCAAATATTTGAATAAAAGTCAAGACATCAAAAACCCGCCCCCATTTTCAGAGGGCGGAAAGGCTACATGGATGCTTAAACCATGCGTTTGCAGTTTATCACTATTCATTAGATTCCGCAATAGCAACGTCAGCAACGACCAGCCGTCGTATATATTCGCTAACTGTCATATTCAACTCAGCGGCACGCTTGACGATCATCTCGTGATCGCCCTCTGAAACTTTTATATGTATGTGCTTATTTTTCACATTCTACCTTTCCGCTCGATATAACGCCTCGGGCAGGGCTGTTAATATTTAATAAATAGCATTGACGGTAAAGTATTTCAAGCCGTCGTAGCGAATTTCAGCTTCATCGTTACCGCTCGATTCAATCTGCTCTACCGCGTTTCTGAGTGCCTCTCCAGCATTAAACACCTCTACCAGCTCGTCATCGTCATCGTAAAAGAATATAGTGCCGTTATCTACTACCGCTTCATAATCCTCATATCTGTCTAGCTCCTTCACCGTCTCAATGATATTCTCTAGCATAGCTTCTTCATCTAATTCAATACTGATATTCTCGATTGTAGCGTTCTCCGCTGTACTTCTGCTGAATCGTTTACGCATCTCTCTTCTCATAACTGTCTCAAGTTCTTCTATATCGCCCTTCAAGCCCTTGTCTGCCTCAAAGGTGAACTCTTGTGTTGGTTGGTCGCCGATGTAATACCATCCTGTAAATGTTGCCATTTTAATTATCCTTTCTTGGCGGCGGCGGTTGAGGGGCTGTTTATTTTTTAGTGTTTGATTTTATCGACCGATTATTTTCTAGCTTTAGTTTTCTTAATCAACTCAATCTTTATGGTTATTTTAAGTCTGAAAAGTTGTAATGATGTTTTAAGCATTTTTATAGCCTTTCTTGCCGCCGAATTGTTAATGTGCCTCGCTTGACTGTCTTAAGAGATTTTTTGTTGAACCTGTGGAAAACTCACTTCCCGTAAAATATATAGCGATATTCTTTATAAAGTCTAATGATAATACGTTTTAACATAAGTTTAATTTTACCAAATAAAAAAGCTGCCCGACCTGACAATCAAGCAGCTTAGCCCGTAATCTTATTATATCAGTTGTTCGGGATTTCCGAATTACTCAACAGCCTCTTTCATCTGACGTACTAAGTCTAGAATAATAGTCTTAGCGGCAGATAATCCAGCTGCGATTGCAGACAATGCAGTAGCCATCGTTAAGGCATACAATTCGTGCCAACTCGCCGCGAATAGTAAGTTCACTAGATTTACGCCAGCCAGCAAAAATGTTGCGATAAACGTCTGTACGAACGTCCACGCAGCGCGAATAGCTACGTCTTTATAATTGATACTCTTTAATGCTTTTAGTTTCATATTACCTCCTTATTTCTTAAACTTAAAAATACTCAGTAGAAAATCGATAATTAGCTGTAGTAAGCTTTTAGTTGGTTTTTCAGTCTTTACTTCAGGCTTCGGATTAGTTTCTGGCTTTATTTCAGACACCTCAGGTTGTTCAGATTGTTGAGGTTTATCCATCGCTTTCAATTCGTCAATAGATATCTTTGACGTTGAAAAGTCCAAGTTAAATCCGTCAACCTTTCCGCTCTCTGTGTACTGATGAATAAGTGAGCCGTGTGCGTAATTGTCTTTCGTGCCGTAATTTGGATACCAATCCACTCGGTCCAAGCCTAATTTCTTAATAATAGCTTCACCTGCATATGTGAACACTTGTTTTCCAGTCTTCTGTAGAACTAGGTTCTTAAATAGCTTCAATTGCTCGAGTGTGCCTTCAAAATCTGGCTCTAAGTCGACAAACAATAGAGGTGCGTTGACAAGTTTTTGAGCTTCGATAAAACGCTCTGCTTCAGTCTTAGCTTCTTCTTCAGTTGAGAAATAAGGCAACCAGTAAATGCCTAGCAGTTTATCGCCAGCAGCTTTAGCAAACTTGACCAGTTTAGGGTCAATCTTATTAGCGTCTCCACCGTAGCTTTGACCGACATGTCCAGCCTTGAGAATGACGCCCGCGAACTTATCAAAATGATTTACAATAGCGTCGTCTTGGTGATTTGAGACGTCTAGTATAATCTTGCTGTAGTCTTCTTGTGGTTCTTCTGGCTTTGGTTGAGGTTCTGATTTAGGCGTCAAATCTGGCAAATCGTGTAAATCTTTATCCTCGAATAGCTGACGACTCATATATTTTCCACTTCGAGCAGTTACATACCAAACAGTGTCTCCAGCGACTGATTGACCATTCGTAACATAGCCTTTCATAGCAATGACGTCGCCTTTTTCTAATTCCTGAAAAATAGCTGAATTTGTGTTAGCTTCGTCACGAGCGTTGCCGTCTTCTTCCATTTTTCTATCTGTCGGCTGAGTTTCGTCGTAATCTTCGGCGATACATCGTCCATCGCAACAATATGAATATCCGAGATAATCTGGTCCGTAATTACCCATCCAATTCATAAGTTCTTCAATGCTGTTATAAATGCTCCTAGAGCACGAATGCACTTCACTGTCGTGGATTTCAATTGAACCGTCGGCGCGCTTTCGCATCAAGAATACGTGTCCATAATCCGCATAAATACCTCTTGAAAATCCCAAAAATCCAACCACCCAAATACCAACAGGTGCGGGACCTGTGTTTATACGACCCGCGTTTAATTCGTTTAAGTACGCCGTTTGAGCACTTGGTGTTCGAGATGGTGCACTGATGGCATCGTCAACATATTGCAAGCACCAACCGCTCTGTGCGCCGACATTGATATTTGGATTGTAAGTTTGTCGAACTGGCATTATTTCCTCCTTACTTGAGTTTGAATTTCTTCTTGTAATTCTGTAATTGCTTTATTTTGTTGAATTAGATTGTTGGTTGCGTAAATAGCTAGTAAGACAAGTGCTATAGCGAAGGTCTTCGCTAAGTTACTTGTTACAAGGCTCCAAAAGTTCATTACGCCTTCGATTTCGCTACGCTTGACGTATTTTACTTCTGATTCTTTTTCGTGTGCTTTAAGCTGTGCTTGAGTAACGTTAGTTTGTGCGATATTCTCAATTCGCTCTAGCATGACAGTATGCTTGTCTACGCCATCCTTAATGTATTCGACCTTAGCTTGTAACGCGCCGAACTCTTTAGCTGATACTTCTGGTTGTTCGTTCATAAAAAACTGCGGTTATTCAAATTATTAGTTGAAATTACCGCAGTTTACCGTAAGCGTGACGTGATATGTTTATATTATAATATCATTTCTCATAAACATCAAGGGTCAGCTCGATTTGTCGCACAGTATAGATTTGACGACCATGCCAGTTGCTGGATTTATAGCAACTAAAACCAACAACACCGTTAATGATAAAAAACCGCTAGCCGTACAGTGCGGTCGTGCAAGAGTTGTCGTACCTGCTGACGCAATTGAAGCTACTGTTGTGGTACAATTTCCAGAGCAATTTAACAGTGGTGCAACGCCTGTTGTCACATGCACATATAACGGTTATGGCAACGCTAGCGATCAATGGTCAGATACATCAAATCCGTCTTGGGCTGGCGCGGCAATTGGTGCAGTTGCGGTCACTAATTCAGGGTTTACAGCAAGGTGTCGGCGATTTGACGGTGCTATGCTTAGGGGCGTGTATTACTTTAGTTGGATTGCTATAGGCTAATTATTTCGTGTAGTATATCGTAATTGACAATAATCCGGCTGAGCCTGTATTAAATCGCAACTGCCAGCTACCATTATAAAATGTAACTTTAAGTTGTGAGTTCTGTCCGCTTGGCGCATTCGGGTTGATGTACTCTACGGGGTAGAAGTCAGCGCCAGCACGTATTCCGCCCTCAACTTTGATAATTGTTAAGGAAGCTGTTTTAGGAAGACCTATATCAATAATCTGTTCTACATTTCCTAGTGAGTGTGTATTCACCTCAAAAGTTTGTCTGAAAATAGTTTTGCCATCAATCCATTTTTGACCCATATCTTGTTCAGTCGTGCTGTATTTATTGTCTGGCATGGTCGTCAAATCTATACTGTGCGACAAAAGCTTGCCATAGTTGATGGCAATCATTTCATCTGTAATTGTAGTTGTGGAAGATTCGGTTGTAATATTAGCAATGACCGCAATAACAGCCTGCGAGCCAGTAGCGCCGTCTTGCGTTACAGCCTGCCTAATCTGAGATTCAGTTGGTGCCACTGGTGTCGCAGAAGTAGAACCATAAACAACGATTAAACCACATGACGACGGCGAGCCTGTAGTATTAGTATCTGTAGAATTTAGTGCGATGTTGTCAGAATAAGCCACGACACTTGCAATGCGTTTATTAGAGCTTGGTGCAGTAATTCTAATAACCTGCTGACCGACGATATCAAGTGCAATCAAAAAGCCACTCGGTAATTTGCCTAGCACGACATCTGGGTTATCGGTTGTTCCTCCTACTAACACATTCATGTCAGCAACGGTGTTTCTAATAACTCCACGTCCTGAAAACAGCCCGTCAGAGTGCTGCTGTGCCCACATATTCGCTTCATACACGCTGCCCCGCCCGTTCGGACGAGAACGTAATCTAACAATTTTTCCTGGATTAGTAAAAGCCATAATTCTCCTCTTAATTGAATTACCGCAGTTTACCGTAAGCGTGACGTGATTATTTATCTGTGGCTATTATATCATTATTTTATACTTTAGTAAATTTTCCTCGCGTTGAGCCTGTAGCAATGACGCGAATATAGAAATCGACCTCCGCAGCCGGCGCAACAATTCCAAGCATCACCGCCGCTTCGCCATCAGCTTGAGGTAACTGGTAAAAAGTCATTTTGGGAAATTGTGTTGAAAAATCAGCGTTAGCTGACACTTGCGGAAATAAATCTACAAACAGAGGACCGTCTTTTGGCTTAATATCCGGAGTAAATTTAATCACCACATCAATTATAGTATTCCCGCCACCACGAACATGAAATACCTGTGAAACCTGCAGAATAAAGTCAACCAACGAAGCCGCGACCGGGTATATAACTTTCCTGGCAGCATTTTCATTTTCAAGTGCTCTAATCCTTGATTCTACATTCATACCACTTATGCTCCTATATTTTTCAATGTTAAATCACCATCAAGCATCGAATGAACAACAACATCATAGGTTGTTGGTTGCCACGGATCAAGCCCATATCGATAAATTATCCACTGCGCACCATGAGCATAATTTGTGCGCCTTACACGAGAAACCGAGCCTGAACTAGCCTTCAGTTCCAACTGAGCGATTGTAGGAATTCTTTTTTTAGTAGTCAATGTCACTAAAACCCTTTCGGTGTTATTAGTAGGAACACTCCAATAGCCGGATAGCCGATTTGGTATAGTCGTGATTTTTGCGCTACGAGAGTATAGTGGAATTTTAGTCGCCGCTTGATAAAAACCTTGCTTAAGAGCCTTCGATTCGCGCTCCAGATTATCTAGCCACTTTTCAAGATTCATTGAACTCTCCTCATCGACAAAGTCCCAGCGACAGGCGATATCGCCTGCACAGTTAAGTCACAGTGAGCGCCATCGCGGTCTGGAATCCACCACGCAGATGCATCTATGCTTATCGCGAATTTAACATAATCTTCACCAATCTCTTTAACCTGTAACCACCAACCATATTCTTCATCGGCGTTTGGATCTCTACCTGTCACACCTGGATATGTATGAGGATTTTGATCATGATCATACGACAGCTGCACCAGAGGCGGTTTTTTGACTCCGTCAGTTCGACGAAAAATGATTTCCCACTCCGCCACGGCCGTTTTGTCCGGCGCCAGGTATTGGCTAATAAAACCGCTCCAAACAGCGGTCGGTAAACTACCCTGAGTTAGCTGTCCATAATTTAATGGTGCAGCAACTTTCTGAGCTCTCTGCTCACTTTCGATTGCCATCAGCCGGCGCGTAATATTATCATTGAACATTACTCAACCCTTTTCAGGCGTGGCGTCACAGTAGCAACGCCTTGATTATCCCAGCTCGTTTCCATCGCAATGATCCGCATCCAACCACTGAAGTCGCTGCCATCGTCGTTCTCTTCCTGAAATCGAAACTCATCGCCAAGCGCCAACCCGTTATTTTCGTTAGCCGAATCGCCCCAAACGATAGGTCGCCCTACCAACTTTATCTGCGGGACCAACGAATCAAAGCTGCGCTGTGCTAAAGATTTTTGAGCATATTCTGCAACCGCCGCTTGAGATTTGAGGTTTGATTGTGTTTCATAAACTCGCCAGTAGCAGTTGTCTTGAACAGCTGCGTGATTGCTAGCGCTGGCAAGCTCAGCAGTATCCTCACCAGTTTCAGGATTACCAACCTGCCCATTGCCAGCAATCAGTACATCACTAGCATAGTCAGCAGACTCTTCGACCGCATAACCACTCGCCCATAACTTATAGACTCCATCGCTCGGATATTTTATGATGATGTTTTTACGGCGACCGCGAGGCTTAAGAATATCAATAATCTGCTCGTTATGATTGTCTGGGTTGACACGAAAAACCACGTCAAATTTTCCAGTCCCCGTTTCATTATTCATCGCGTCGCATAGCGCCTTACTAACCGTCTGAAAATCATTATATTCAACGGTTTTCAACCTAAGCTCATTCACAATGCCAAATTTCCACCTGATATTCTCGCCGGCATTTTTCGCTCTTGCGATAAACTCGCTAATCAAGCTTTGAGCAAAGATATGTCCAGGTGTATTTGAAAAGGTGCGGTGAGGTGATTGCGTGTTATTCTTGTCACACACCAAATCGCCGCTTAACCTTGCGAAGTGTTCAAAGAACTTTAAGTCTAGCTGCTGATCAGACCCATAGCCGCTGCGCGCCGGTCTCGTCGCCAAAAATCCAGAAAATCGAGGTAGCCCGTCAACTAAAAATACCATGTGAGTTTTGCCGACACGCAGTAAAGATTCTGGGTTGTCATCCAGTCGTATTTTTGCATGTTTTTTGAACTTGGACCAGCTAATACTAAAAGTAAACTGATCAGCTGTCGCTGAATCTGACTCGCTTTTTAACGCCTCGCTCAGCGCTCGATTTTGAGCAAACTTATTGAAGTCGCCAATTAGCGTATCGCCAACATACAGCAATAGCTTGTGTTTTTTATCTGAATTAGCCAATGACATTATTCCACTCCAGCTCTGATGTTGTGGCTTCACCACTTCCAACGTCAAATCCAACTAAATTATTTCCCGGAGCGATTGATAGCTGACCAATGACATTCCTTGAAACGATAGCACCATTTAGCCGCGCTTCCCCAGTCGAAAAGTCAACGACAAGTGTCTGAGTTGATGATATGCTGCCGTGATAAGTCGCTGATGTGTCTGTCGTATTATTCTGAATTGATGGATTGACGGCAGGACCTCGTAAAACCCAAACAGGATAGACCTTAATAGTCGAAGAAACAAACACGCTGCTTAGCCCACCACTTGCGCCAGTCCAGACCTCGCCAACTGTATCAAATACTTGCCCTTTGCTGTCCCAGACCTCGCCACCCGTTGCAGCTGACACGCGACCCAGTTGGATATTGTTTGAATACACTTCATGACCGCTACTGTCTTCAGAATATTCGAACAAGACTGAGTTGCCTACTTTGAATTCGGTTGAAAATGTCGTATTGCCTTCATCTGCTGGCACAGGCAAATCTAAGCTGCTACTCCGCCAAGCCCCTTTAATAGCAAATAGCTGACCGTCTCGTTTTCCATAAACCAAGGTAAATGTATGATTGGCAGCAAAAAAGCTACTAATCATACTGTATAGCTTCCAGAAGCCACTCTCTTTAGGCAAGATAAGCCCATTAATCGACTGAGTGTAAGTAGACAGTCGCTGACGAATCATTTCGCCGCCGTCAGTATCGGTGTAGTCTATGTCTGAAGTGTCGAGATCTGGTCGTTGCAGTAAGCTATTGTCAGCACTCAGCCTTACCTCAGAACCAGTAAGATCAAGACGCTCGCCATCATCTCTTACTACTGCCACCAAGCTAAATTTACCACGTAAAGTTATCATCCCATCACCCTCCCTTTTTGCAAGGCGATTATTTTACTAATTTCGTCAGCAAGCTCTTTTGGATCACGATTATAACCGTTGATATTAATAGTCTGATATAACGTATTGCCAGCGCTGCCAGTCGTGTTTATGTCATTCAGCTTGTCGTAGCCAATCTTGCGCGCAGATGACGCCTTAATGACATACTCGCCGTTTGAGAGTAGCATTGGAATTGAATCGCTAGTTGGACCACCAGGACCGAATACTGGACCACCCTTAGCGCGCTTGCCCAGCTTAAAGCCGGATAAATTGACTGGGTTAGCCTTTACGCCAACTGCTTTTAGCGCATTACCGATACCAGGAATATTGATGATATTATTAATCACTTTATTCAGCGAATCTTGCAGTAAATCAATCATGCCGTCTAACAATCCAGCAGTAAAGTTGCGCGTGATGCCGTAGCCAGTACCGTACCAGTCTTGTCCACCAACAGAACTAATCAAGTTAGCGATAGAGTTGATGATTTTAGATATTCCATTCGATATAGAATCCACCACACGCGATATAGCATTACCAGCACTCTCAATCACGCCGCCGATTGAATTGAACACGTCGGTCAGACCGCCGGCTACTGCGTTTGTGAGCGGTATGACAGCTTCATTGGTTAGTCTGATTATAGTGGTAGTAACCGCACCCAGCACGACCAAAAACGTGCCTACTAAAAACGCTGCCAGCGGGATTACTACCATATTCAGAAAATCTCTCAGTCCTGGCGAAACGATACCAAGCGCACCGCCGATTAGCAGGATTGCGGCTGCCACACCGGCAGCAGCTGCTGTGAATGACAGCACACCCACTAGTACATCCGGCGACGCCAGCGCCTTAAAGAATCCAGCAACAGTCTCGCCTGCACCCTTGAAGAATTCTGTTACTGGCTTCCATGCACCCTGCACAGCTCCACCAGCCAAAGTCCCCATCTCCTTAAAGAAGTTAGCCATGCTTTTACCAAAGGTGAACTCCTTAGGCGATTTTTTTACCGCAGATGACAGCTTATCTACGCCACCAGCTACCGTGTCAGCAGATGCGCCGACTGCGCTGCCAGCACCCTCCATTGTTTTCGTCACAGCATCAACTGAACCTTTAGCAGCCTTAAGATCTTTGAATTTACCTATCAATGTTTGAGCACCACCAATAACGCCAGTAAAAATACCTTTGCCCAGTTTTGCCCATGGCTTTAACGTATCAAGCGCAGAACGCGCACCGCCTGTAGCTATCTGTAAAGCCTTGAATCCAACAGCTAACTTTACAATATTAGCGATTAGCTCTGGATTATTTTTAGCAAAGTCAAATAGCTTGCGAATTGTATCCACGGCGTCTTTTAATCCCTGAGCTAATTCTGGCGATTGTTTTTTAATCTCCTCAAAAACAGTCTTCAGCATGCTTTTTATGACTGGTGCCAAATTCTGTAAGAATTGCTTTGCGCTGGCTAGAAATATATTAAACGACTCTTCAAAATTACCGTTTGGATCAGCCAGTGACGTCAGCATATTATCAAAAGCAGCTTTAGCAGCATTAAAACTACCACTAATTGTCGACGACGCTTCCTTAGCCGACGTGCCAGTAATATCAAGCTTAGTTTGAATATTATGTATAGCCTCGATAACCTTATCAAACGGAATACTGCTGACGTTTTTAGCTGTCGCCTTAAACGTCTTACCCATCACACCACTATCGTTAATAAGGCGTGCCATCTCACTTGCAGTACCGCCATAGCCCAGCTTCAAGTTGTCGAGCATGGTATAGTTGTTCTTTGCAAATCCCTGATATGCGTACTGAATCGACTCCATCGATGTACCCATTTTATTTGCATTGTCAGCCATGTCAGTGATAGCCATGTCTGCTATCTTCGTGGCTTTAGCGGTGTCACCTTTTAATCCCTGTAATAGCGACGCAGAAAAACTCGTAACAGTATCCATATACTGATTAGCCGATAACTGAGCTGTTTTGTATGCATTTTTGGCGTATTGGACCACTTCACCCGAATTTTTCTTGAAGAGTGTTTCTACACCACCAACGAGCTGCTCATACTCAGCGAACTGCTTAACAGCATATGTAGCAATACCGCCCAGTCCAACCATCGCGCCAGCTGCTAGTGACTTAAATTTAGAGAACGCTTCATCAGACCGTTTGCCAAACTCTGAAAACGCCTCACCAAAAGCCGCTTTAGATGATGCTAAAAAACTGCTCTTAAATTTAGAGCCAAAGTTATTACTGGCACCATCACCAGCGTCACCAAGTGCTTTCTTGACGTCGTTAGAAACCCCTTTGAGAGAGGGCTTTATCTGAATCCATGCTGTACCGATTGAAGTTGCCATAAAAAATGCGAATAAATAGTTTATTTATCCGCATTTGCCGCAAGCGTGGCGTTGTAATGATTATATTATATCATATGCTGAGGTTTTTGACAAAAGACCCCAGCCAACCTGGCTTAGTTTTCAACGCGCCAGCAGTTCGCTTGTCAGCAGCCTTAATCATCACTCGTTGACGAAATGCCGTCGGCTCTGTCATAAGCTCAAAGTTGCCCTCAAAACCAAACTCCACTACAAATTGCGCTCTCACTGTATCCAAAATACGATTCATGTTCTGCATCTGGATCTGCGCTATGCCTGGATTGTGGCGAAGTATGTCTGCGCCGCCAGATTTATCAAGAATAAAATCTACATTTGACATATCTACATAATATCACATGGTATATTATTTTGCATTTTGAGTATACTATTGTTACAATAAATGCAAGTTTTAAGATAAAAGAGGATATTATGGCTACAGAGTTTCAAGAGAAAGCTTGTGAAAAAGCATTACGCGAATATCGCAAAAAATACTTAACAAAAAAGGAAAACCTCAACGCTGATGAATCGACAGCGCGATTGATGGTCAATAGTTTACTCAGCACCGTGCTTGGCTACACGCTGATTGACGAGATAAAGACTGAGCACATGATACGCGGTACCTACGTTGACTATGTCGTACAACTAAACAAGAAGATTCATTTTATTGTTGAGGCCAAGGCAACATCTATTGATCTAAATGAACGACACTTAAAACAAGCGGTTGACTATGCCTCAAACGAAGGTGTTGACTGGGTCATTCTGACAAATGGCCGCTGTATTGAGTTGCACCGCGTCATTTTTGAAAAGCCGATTCGCTCGCAGCGTATCTTCGCATATGACCTGACAAATCTGTCAACAATCCGCACTGCTGCTAAGCACCTAGTCAACCTTACTAAGAAATCCGTATTAAAAGGCGACCTAGACAAATATTGGAAGCGATTTGATGCATTGACCGAAGACAACATGAGAAAAGCTATCAAGTCACCTGATGTCGTTCGCAGTTTGCGCTTGTTTATTAAGAAAAAATCAACGATCAACTTCGCCGACGCTGAAATTGCTAAGGCTCTTGATAGACTAATCAGCTAGTCCTGATATTGCGCGTTCGGGTTCAGCTGTTGCCAGAAATCTTTTAAGTCATCCTGCTCTTCCGCTTGCTGTTTCTTACGATCTTTATCAAGCTGTTTGCGCATTTCAGCAACATACTCTGGCTCAAACTTCTTCATAGTTTTAGCAGGCTTAGCAGTTTTGCGCTTATTCATATTATAGGTCAACGTTGTGAGTATATTCAACTCTTGCAATATTTGGCTCAATGTTTCGTCACGCCATGTCCAGCTCGCTGCTGGCACTAGCTTACGGAAAATCCTGCTTTCTACTGGCAAATTCTCAAATAACCTGGCATAGCGCAAAAAACCGCTTCGCTGGCCATCGGCGTACGGGCAAACTTCTAATAGATTCAGGTGGTAGTATTGCTGGAAGTCAGCCTCGACTAGGCTAAACTCTTCCACGAACGCCGCTGCGCTCGATTGCCAGCTTTTGGGAAGCAATCATCCACTTTCTCCATAATCTCCAGCAACGCCTTTTGTGATAGATACCCATGCTCTGCTTCAATATGCGCTCTAATTTCGTCGTACGTCTCCTGTCCGCCGATAACCGCCATATACATACTCACCAGCTCAGATAAATTACCAGTTCGATGAGCCTCTGACAAATCACTAATGAAATCGAAGTCGTCCATCAACTGCGTGTTAATCTCTACTGAGAATCCATCCCAAAGCTCAATTTTCTTTTTTGGCTCGCTCGCCATATTTCCCTCCATAAGAATTACATAATACATATTATAACAAAAAACGACTATTTTTCAAGTCGTTTTTTGGGCATATCTGAGACTAGGACCTCTTAGACCAAAAATCTTTGGCATATACCAGTTTGCCAGCGCTGTCGGTAAACTTATACGCTGTCAGAGATACTGGCACAGTGAGAGCGTCAGAGTTATTGAACGTCATGTCGCCAGAGCGATCAGTAAACTGTGCGTCGCCCAGAACTTGGCGATGTCGTCGAACTCCGCCGCTGTTAGTCTCAATGGTTTCGCAGACAAACACGCCGTGCGGTAAGACCTCGCCAGTATCATCGACAGTAATCGAACCGTCTGTCTCAATCTTGACGTTACCCTTACCATACCGGAATTGCAACACTGAAGCCCGTGACGATTCCAGCAAGTTGAACGTAAAGGTGCGTCCGTAGCTCGTCTGGTTACGCGCCACGGTCTCAGGACCCCACGCCTTGATATCGTCGCCCTCTTCTGCCGTACTCGAGGTCAATCCATCCTCGGTAACATAGCCCAAGTTGATGAACGCGTTGTCTAGTGCCGTAGTGGCGTCAGTCGGTAGCGGTGTCCCCAGAGGCGCCCAATACAGAGCGCCCTTTGGGTTAGGCAAACCAATCGCGATATTGCTCTTGTCATTGCCCATGTTACGCCGCCTTTACAACAGCAAACGCCTTAGTGTCCAAAATCTGGAAGCCAAACGGCAACTCCATGCGGATACCAATTTGGTTGTGTCCAGCCAAGTCTTTGCCTGTATTATCAAAGTCACCAGCGGTGTGAACGCGCCATTCAGCTACTCCAGCGAAGCCGAGAAGCAATTGACTCCAGTCACCAAGCACCAGCTTAGTTTTCTTGTCACGCGCAACTTCTGGTGATGTTGCAGCAGGTTTTCCAGCCAACATATTACCACTCAAGCCGAACACGCCCAACTCAGGATATTTCTTCTGGTTACCCTCGATAACTGTCGAGAGCAGCTTGGATGCATCACTTGAAATAGCCACACCGTTGATGTTCTGCTCCGCCAGCTCTGTTACAGCCGTAGCAAAGTCTGTATCAAGAGTTGCCGCAGTAGTACCGGTTGTCGGAACTAGAATGCTTGAGCCAGCTTTAGTCATATAGGTGGTTAGCTCAGTGTCAACTGTGCCAGTAGATGGATTCATACCATGTAGCACGATAGTATCCAAATCTAACCCTAACGACTTTGTTAGCCAGTTGTCAACTAGGCGGCTAATAAAGTCAGCCTGTTTTGCTTCTGTCCAGCGCATAAACTCTTCAGTGACGCGCTGCGAATAGACCAGCTTCGCTGTCGTGAACGGCTTAGATACTACCTTGCGTCCGTTGTCGGGCTTTGCACCGCCTTCATGGACAAGCGCACCGCGAGCGCGACCTTCCATCACGAACGGCTTGTTTTCGCCAATGTTAATAGTCGGTGTTTCAGGAACTAAAGACAATACAGCTCCCGAGAAAGTGCCGCCAGTTGAGAACATCTTATCAAGCGGCTCAGCAATATCAAGTGTGTGCAGATCAGTTACTGCCATAATATTACCCTCCTTGGATAATAGTTAGGTTAATTAGATCGTAACCTTTACACCTGTACGAGTCTGAATCGCGCTAGCTTTACCTGGTTGTTGTCGGTTCGGTGCGGTTGCTCCGCCACCAAACTTCTCTTTCAGGTTATCAGCTTCTTTGCGCATATCTTCCTCTGTGCCAGTACCAAGATATTTCTCAGTGCCAGGCTTGAAGCCATACTCAGCGGCAATGGTCTTCTGTCGAATTGTCGTCTCTAAATCTTTGTTCTTCGACGTCAAATCGTCAATCTGAGGTTGATATTTTTCCTTAGCGTCTTTCTCAGTCCGCTCAGTAATAGTGTTTGTAAGTTCGTCACGCACTGCTTTTTCTACGTCTTCGCGAATCTTTGCTGATTCGTTCTTGACCCAGCGCTCGTGGCGTTCTTTGAACATATCGTCTGTGTTGACTTCTGTAAATTCGCCTGCGTCGTTTTTGGTGTAATATGTCACCCTTTTATTCCCTCCGTCAAAAGTATACGTATCAATATTATAATACATACTTTACAAAATCACAAGCCATAATCATAGTATTTATTTAGTTTTTGAATCGTTCTGTAAATTATCAACGATGCTCGTGATAACTTGATCAATTTCATTACTCGATAATCCTGCATTACGCCATACTGACCGTTGCATCACGATACCTGGCGCCACCTGCGCGACCTTATTCAAGCCGTCACCAAACTTGCTAATGTCGGACCGATAAATTGGCAACCATACCGGTAAAATAGCGTCAAGCTTCTGCCGTAAATTATCGTCTATTTTCGTCACGTTATTCTTGTACATCCATAACGTCATTGCGAAGTGCTTAAGCTGATTACCGATTTCTTTCTGCCACTCAATGATCGCTTCTCGCAGGTCATCGCCGACAATCTCCAGCGATTCAGGCGACTGCGGCGCGTTGCTTGACAGCCCCAGATTATTCAACGACAGCTTCGTATCAGCACAAAAATTACGCGCCGACATCAGCAGCGAATCGTTAAACGGTGCCATAGCGTGCTGCGCAAACTGCGCCACTTGCGGTATCTGACCGTTCTCATTCGACGTAATTTTCAGGATATCGCCTGTCTGCGACTTGATCACGTCAACGTCTGTCTCGTTATCGACACCCAATAGAATATCGACTTTAGTGTTGTAGTGGTACGCCGCAATAATAGCCTGCCGAACTGTACGGCTAGCGTCAATCAATGCATCGCGAGACGACCGAACCAGCACCGTCCTGCCAAACGGCTGGCGTGTCGTCGCCTTGTGTGTCAGCATTGTCATCAATGGACGTCCGGTGCGATTATCGTATGAGTTCAGAGTCTCGTTCTCACACACTATCGTTTTGTCACTAAAGAATTGCATATAGCTGTCGGGACCATCAATAACGCTCGGTGTGCTACTGCGGCGAAACACCGCCACGCCAGACTTCAGATTTTGCGTATACCAATCGTACACACCTGTCGCCTCCAACGCAGTAAACGGCATCACCTTGTCACCTGCCAGAGCCAAAAAGCCGATACCACACACCAGGATATCTTCCTTAAGATTATCAAACGCCTCGCGCACCTTGTATTCATCCAGGATCTCATTCAGTCCGATAGTGTCATTTTCAAACCTATCAAACCGCGTTTTGTTTGCGCGCATCTCAACAGCACGCCTACCCCAGCCGACATGTTGCCTAGCGATTGATCGTGCAATTTTACTCGTTTCGTAGTCGCTGTAGCTGAATGTACCATCATAGAACGGATATTTACCAACCGATTTATTAAGCTGTGAATAAACCCATTTCCAGTTATCCAGTATCATCCCCTAACTCCTCTCAATACACCAATCTGCGACTTACCAGATATCTTACTCAAACCCAGCATCTGTAGTTCGCTTTTCTTAAAATATAAGTCGCTAGCAGGATTAGTAAATGTCATGCTTTCAGAGTACGGGCTTGCTGACTGTGACCATTGAGTGGCTGGTGGCGCATCAGCAGGCGTCAGCATGGCACGCTTCACGGCTGACAACACTACAAATCCTACCGAATCAGCAAATACTTCGTTAATGTCTTTTTCGATGATTTCATCCAGATCAACATTGTTGTTTTTAGCAATCAGCCGCAACTGAGCAGATGCTGCATGAATAAGCGCCTCAGCCCGCCTTTCCTCGTCAATATCCAAGGCTCGCCATATTTCGGCTAATTTTTCTTTAGTGGTAAAGTCTTTGAGTTCTGCCATAAAAAATGCGAATAAATAGTTTATTTATCCGCATTTGCCGCAAGCGTGGCGTTGTAATGATTATATTATATCACTTTTTCTTACTTTTGCCAGCATCTTCAGTTTCGACTTCAGTATCAGATTCAATTTCGGAGTCTTTATCATCACTAGCCGACTCTGGCTCCACTACTTCCCAAGCAGATTCAGCAATAATGGTGCCATCCATCACTTCAATTGTTTCGCCAGATTCTTTGTTACGAATAATCATTATAATACCCTCCTTTGGTTATTTACTATATTATACCATTTTATACACATGTCCACAACAGAATGTCTTAATATATCCGCTGTGCGATGCAATATCTGTCCCACCTAGACGGCGTATTTTCTTTAATCAGCGGTACAGTCGCACCAACGACGTGATACGAGTGTCCTTTGTAGTCAAACCACGCTCCATCGACAGTCTCGCTGCTCGTCTTCGGGATATGAACCATCACCTCAGGCTTGGCTGCGGTCGGCGTACTCGTCTGCGACACCAAACAATCCTTGATCGTAAAGCTCGACAGCGTGCCGTCGTCATTAGGTCTGTTCTTAAATTCAATATCTATGCCGATCATAATTATCCTTTCTTAAAATTCTTTAGTACACCATTGCGCGAATTATAACCGCTCACTTCAAACACGCAGTCACACTTATGGTGGCGCTTGAAATCATCGCTCGTCGGATTAACATATACTCCAGCCTTTTTCTGACACCACGCGCAGTCTGGCTTGCCAACATTAGCGCGCCGTGTCAATGTCGGGTGTTTTTGCATAGACTTTGCATTCGTAAAAGCTTCGTGCTGCGCCGCCGCCAACACCGCATCGCAATACTCTTTTAGCAGCATCGCAGCAGTACGCCGATTCAGCGCGCTATTGCGCACGATCTTCACCGCCAGCCGTTCCGCCTGATCAGCCATCTCCACATCATATCCGCTGCTCAGCATTGCCGCCGAGCCAAACACCTCGCTCGATAGCGAATACAGCTTGCCATGTAGTTCGCGTCCAGTCCGCTTCAGTACATCCGCTACCAACTCTATTTTTTCATCTGGCGAAATACCCTCGCGTAAAATCGTCGCAACGACCTTGTCTATACCACCAGACGTATCCAGCGTTATTTCTGAAAAGTCCACGCTCGTATCCCCTTGATGATATTATCTACGGTAGCTATAACCTTTTTTGAAAACTCTGGTGTCGGTTCTAAAAACTCAGCGTCATCCATCGCCTTTAGCTCGTCAATTTTCTTACTCGCCCAAGCAACCGACTTGTTGTCAGTGTCCTCCAACACCACACCTTTGCGCAGTGCCAGATCAGCCAAATAGTCACGCTGTCCCTCCGTCATAATACCCATATTATACCATCATCTACCCCTTAAATCAATCACCCACGCACCCGCCAGAAAAACTCGTTTTTTTTCTCGCGTGAAAATAGCCCCA